GGACAGTGAGCCGGTGATTGTTGTTGGCGATGATGGAGGGGATGCGCTTTCTTATCGCCGCCTTATCCAGTCCTTTGAGCCTGGCACTAAGCTCTATCTCCACGCGCAGCCAGCACCGGTAGTTTCAGGATGGATTCCGGTAAGCGAGCGCCTGCCAGAAGAAGGTGGCCGTTACTGGTGCTATGTGGAAGAGCAAAACAGCTTGGGGAAAAGCCACTACCAATGGAACTGCTCATGGAATGAAGGTGCATGGTCAGACAAGGCGCTAACAGGTCGTGTTACCCACTGGATGCCGCTGCCGGCCGCCCCGCAGGAGGTGAAGAGTGAGTGACGTAAAAAGCAAAATCATGCAGGTGTTGATCGAGGGAGCAGACCAGCAGAGACAATGGGCTCAGGGCGAATATCCCTTTCGCATGGCCACCTGGAATATCCGCTGCGCGATGGAGCGCAAATTCCCCGGGGTAGATTGGAAGAGCGCAGACCTGCGCAAAGAGCTTATCGAACTGGCGAAAGAGGGGCTGGTATCCAAATGTCCCCACGAGAGCCGAATTGGTCAGGGTTTCGCCGAGCATAGATAATATTCAATGCGTAGAGGTGAAAGGTGCCTAAATCCCCCGCAGAACGCAAAGCCGCGCAGCGCGCGCGGCAGTCCGCCGCCGGTGAGCGCAAGATTGAACTGGTGCTTGACGAGCAGGAGCAGGAAATGCTGGCGCGGAACTGCGCCGCCCGGCGCCCTGGTCGCGACCCATACGAAATTGCCGAGTACATCGCGCTGCTGATCCGCCAGGATGACGCCCGGGTGCGCGGCCGGATGCGCGGCCGGATTAACGCCATCAGCAAACGCCGCTGCGGCAAGTGCGGCGATCAACTGCCGGTGGCATCATGCCCGTGCGCTGGTGATTCTCAATGCTGGGCCACTCTTGGCTGGCACGAAACAAAACTACCTCTGTGACATGTCACGTCATATTGACTAAATCCTCGCATGATTGTACTGTTTAAATATACAGTGTTTTTTATGTGAGGTTCATCATGGGCTTTCCATCACCTGCCGCAGACTACGTTGAGCAAACGCTAACCGTTTCCCGCCTTTGTCAGTATGACGCCAACTGTCGCGCCCTGGAGACTGCAGCCGGTTATGCCATCGTCGATGTCTGCCGCAGGCCAAAGCAGGGTGATCATGTCCTTATCGCATATGCCGGGAAAACTGAATTCGCTGTTGTCCGCGGGCAGGCGCTGATTACTGATGATGGTGAGGCGCTGGAAGGGGACGCCCTGGACGATGTTGAAGTGCGGGGTGTCGTTACCTACCTGATAAACCGGGCCGGGTGGGTGAGTGATGATGATATTCCGATCATGTAACATCGCTGGTGGCATGGTATTATTACCTAAAAGGTAATTATTTTCGGGGTGTTTACCATGCCAAAGGATCCCAAGCGCAAATCAACTCAGTACAAACCGTTGACGGTGATGCAGGAAGCCTACGCCCAGGAGTATGTTAAATGCCCTGAAAATCAGACGCAGGCGGCCATCAATGCCGGGTTCTCCCCAAAGTCTGCCCACGTCAAAGCCAGCACGATGATGCGTGATGAGCGTATCCAGAAACGAATCGCTGAGCTCATGGAGGAGCGCAACAAGCGCCTGCGCGTCAGTGCCGATTACGTGCTGCTGCGCCTGGTGGAAATCGACCAGATGGATGTGATCGACATCCTCGACGATGACGGCGGGATGAAGCCGATCGCTGAATGGCCGAAGGTCTGGCGTACCTCTCTCAGTGCTATGGATATCGCTACCATCAAGACGACCCAGGCTTCTCTGCAAAAAGAGAATGGCGAGGCGGATCTCTCTGTTGAGGATGTCGAGCATATCCTGAAGAAGGTGAAATGGCCCGACAAGGTGAAAAACCTCGAGCTCATCGGTAAGCACGTCGACGTTAACGCGTTCAAAGAGCGCATGGAAGTTAACGTGAACGTCACCATTGCCGACCGCATTGCCGCCGCCCGGCGCCGCCTGAAAGAGCGCCAGGGTGGTGACCAGTGACAGACGCCGCTTTATCCCCGGAAGAACAGCTGATCGAAGATATCGCCAGCTTCACCCATGACCCGCTGGGCTATGCGCTGTATGCGTTCCCGTGGGGCGAGGAGGGCACCGAACTGGCGCACGCCTCCGGGCCTCGACAGTGGCAGGCTGACGCATTCCGCGAGATAGGCGAGCACCTGCAGAATCCCGCGACTCGTCACCAGCCGCTGATGATTTCCCGCGCATCCGGCCACGGCATCGGAAAATCTGCTTTCATCTCGATGCTGATTAACTGGGCCATGTCCACCTGCGAGGATTGCAAGGTGGTGGTGACCGCCAACACCGACAACCAGCTGCGCACGAAGACCTGGCCGGAAATCATCAAATGGTCGAACCTGGCTATCACGAAAGAGTGGTTTACCTGCACCGCCACAGCGATGTACAGCAACGATCCGGGTCACGACAAACGCTGGCGCGCCGATGCTATTCCCTGGTCTGAGCACAACACCGAGGCGTTTGCTGGCCTGCACAACGAGCGCAAGCGCATCGTTGTGGTGTTCGACGAAGCATCCAACATCGCGGATCTGGTCTGGGAGGTTGCCGAGGGTGCGCTGACGGACGAGGACACGGAAATTATCTGGGTGGCATTCGGTAACCCGACGCGTAACACCGGGCGATTCCGCGAGTGCTTCCGCAAATACAAGCATCGCTGGAAATGCGCGCAGATCGATTCCCGCACCGTAGAAGGCACCAACAAGCAGCAGCTGCAGAAATGGGTGGACGACTACGGCGAGGACAGCGACTTTGTGAAGGTCCGCGTGCGCGGGATCTTCCCGGATGCTTCAGAGCTGCAGTTTATCCCTACCGGGCTGACTGATGAGGCGATGAAGCGTGTAGTGACCGCTGCGCAGGTGGCGCACGCCCCGCGGATAATCGGCGTCGACCCGGCTTATTCAGGCGTGGATGATGCAGTGATCTATCTCCGCCAGGGGCTGCACAGCAAAGTGCTGTGGACCGGCAATAAGACCACCGACGATCTGATTATGGCGAAGCGTATCGCTGATTTTGAGGACCAGTACCAGGCTGACGCGGTGTTTATCGACTTCGGTTACGGTACCGGGCTGAAGTCCATCGGCGATGGCTGGGGCCGCACCTGGCAGCTTGTGCCGTTCGGCGGAACATCGGCAGATCCTCAGATGCTGAATAAGCGCGGAGAGATGTTCAACGCCTGCAAGACGTGGCTCAAGCTCGGCGGCGCGCTTGACGACCAGGAGACGGCGGACGACCTGTCAGCGGCAGAGTACAAGGTGAGGGTGGACGGCAAGATCGTCATGGAGCCGAAAGAGGATATCAAAGAGCGTTTGGGCCGGTCGCCGGGCAAGGGCGATGCGCTGCTGCTGACATTCGCATACCCGGTGACAAAGCGTTCGGATTTCCCTGCTGCCGGCGGCAAGCAGCCCAACGTGATCAGCGAGTACGACCCGTGGGCATAAAAAAGCCAGCGCATCGGCTGGCTGATTGTGACATGTCACTGCTCATTTAATCGATAGGCGTTGCCAGCCAATCATCGGCAAACAGATCGCCCTGCGACGGAACCCAGCCAGGCTGCATAATGCCTTGTGCGTTCTTCAGGTCGAGGTGTGGCGCAATGGTAAACTCGCCTGTGATCCCCGCCTTTGCATAATCACTGCCGGGGCGAGGTTCGCTGACGGTGTATCCACCTGCCTTAATGACAAACTGCCCTTTACCGTTCCAGCCTTCGCGATAAATCTTTGCGCCGGATTTAACTGCCTCAAGAGCTTCGCCAAATTTCATAGTTGCCTCTCTAAAAAAATGCCCGGCGAACCGGGCGAAACAGGGATGATGGAAAGTGCCGTCCTTGGCTGGGTGTCACAGGGTTTACAGCATGAAGTCATCGCAATGGCGTCCTGCTGTAAAAAGGGCAGTGGTCAGAAAGGGAATAACTGCCACCGCCAAACTTGCTCTGGAACTACGGTTATCACGGTCCTGAGGCGTGATTTTGTATGTGATGGCTGGAGTCGAACCAGCTTCCATCGGTGCGCTGCCGATTGGGTTACGCGCATCCTGCGGTTAGTTATCTAGAATCTTCACCGCAAAACTATTCCCTAGCTCGCCGTTGAGCTTCACCACAACGAAGAGAGTACTTAGCCAGTTAAGGCGCCACACTTTGTCGCGGCTCCATAAATACTCTCTCCTGTTGTGCCCTCGTCTCTTCCGAGGTGTCACACCGTACCGCCACGATGGTGAGTCGCTGTCGTGCATGCAGGGCATGGCTTGCACATTCCGGCTACCCGCTGGGCCATGTACCAAGGAGCCCCCGGACCGCTATCGATGCATGTGCCATACGCCGGATGCTTTCACACCTGGAAGCGCACTCCGCCATCTGAGTAACGACAAAGCCACCAATAGAAGGGAATGGGGTGCGCTTTCATGTTGTGTTTACCAAAAAGGTGATAATTTATTGTCAAAAGGTCAATACACTACGACAAATAAATCATATGTGGTTAAATTGGTAATAATTTAAACGCGTATGGAGTATCGATATGTGCATTGGCAGCAAGCCTTCAGTACCTGCAGCACCAGAAGTTCAGGCGGCTCCGCAGGAACAGGATCAGGCTGTAGTCGATTCCCGCGATGAAGAAACCAGGCGCCGCCGTGCGGCCGCCGGGCGTAGTTCTACGCTGCTGACCGGGGCGCAGGGTGATACCTCCGCCGCAAATACCAGCGGCAAAACGCTGCTCGGTCAGTAACTGGAGCGCGGCAGATGGCAGCGGAAACCCTGAAAGAGCAACTGCAAAAGCAGCAGGCACAGCTCACTAATGATCGCTCATCGTTCGATCCGCACTGGCGCGAACTGAGCGACTTCATCAATCCGCGTGGCTCCCGCTTCCTGGTCACCGATGTAAACCGGGATGACCGTCGCAATACGAAAATTGTTGACCCCACCGCCACCCTGGCAGCACGCACGCTATCGAGCGGCATGATGTCGGGGATCACTTCTCCTGCGCGCCCGTGGTTCAAGCTGGCAACGCCTGACCCTGACATGATGGACTACGGCCCAGTGAAGCTGTGGCTTGAAGTCGTTCAGCGCCGCATGAACGAAGTGTTCAACAAATCCAATATCTACCAGTCACTGCCTCTGCTTTACGCCAGCCTGGGGAATTACAGCACCGGCGCTATGGCTGTTCTGGAAGATGACAGCGACGTTATCCGCACGATGATGTTTCCGATCGGCAGTTACTACATGGCGAACTCTGCGCGCGGCAGCGTTGACACCTGTTTCCGCAAATTCTCCATGACGGTGCGCCAGCTGGTAATGGAGTTCGGCCTCAATAACGTCAGCGATTCAGTGAAGGGCATGTGGGATTCCGGGAACTACGAAAGCTGGATCGAAGTTATTCATGCCGTTTATCCGAACATCGACCGCGATACCGCCAAGCTCAACAGCAAAAATAAGCCGGTCAAATCGGTTTATTACGAGGTTGGAGGCGACAGCGATAAGTTGCTGCGTGAGTCTGGTTTCGATGAATTCCCGATTATGGCGCCGCGCTGGGAAGTGAACGGCGAGGACGTATACGGCTCATCCTGTCCGGGTATGATTGCCCTCGGCCAGGTTAAAGCTCTGCAACTGGAGCAGAAGCGCAAAAGCCAACTGATCGACAAGGCCACCAACCCGCCGATGGTTGGTCCGTCATCACTCCGCAACCAGCGCGTTTCCCTTTTGCCTGGCGATATCACCTATATCGATCAGGTCACCGGCCAGGATGGTTTAAAGCCTGCCTATCTGGTAAACCCGAATACCGCCGACCTGCTCGCCGATATCCAGGACACGCGGCAGATCATCAACAGCGCCTACTTTGTCGACCTCTTCATGATGTTGCAGAACATCAATACCCGCTCAATGCCGGTTGAAGCGGTGATCGAGATGAAAGAAGAGAAGCTGCTGATGCTTGGGCCTGTTCTTGAGCGTCTGAACGACGAATGCCTGAACCCGCTTATCGATCGCACCTTCTCCATCATGGCGAGAAAAAACCTTCTCCCGCCGCCGCCGGACGTCCTGCAGGGTATGCCGCTGCGCATTGAGTACATCTCAGTGATGGCCCAGGCACAGAAATCTATAGGCCTGTCCAGCCTGTCATCCACCGTTGGCTTCATTGGCCAGCTGGCACAGGCCAAGCCGGAAGCGCTGGACAAACTCAACGTGGATCAGGCCATCGATGCATTCGCGGAGATGTCCGGTGTCTCGCCGACAGTCATCGTTCCACAGGAACAGGTTGAGCAGGTTCGCGAGCAGCGCGCTCAGCAGCAGCAACAGCAGCAAATGGTGGCTATGGGCATGGCTGCCGCTCAGGGTGCCAAGACTCTCAGCGAAGCGCAGACGGCGGATCCCAGCGTACTGACAGCGCTTTCTAACGCAGCAGGTGCTCCTGCAGGTGGTCAGCAATGACAGATTTTGATGATGACCAGTTGGCTGCTGAATCGGCACGCGAGAAGGAAATCCTTCAACAGCGTGACATTGAAGATATCCGTTTCGTCATGGGTAGCGAGCAGGGCCGCCGGGTTATCTGGGGGGTACTGGAGCAGGGCAAGGTGTTTTCTGCCTGCTTTGCCGGTGATCCGCAAGTGACTGCTTTCAACGAGGGGCAGCGCAACCTGGCGCTGGCTTTGTTCCAGCGCGTCATGGCGCACTGCCCTGAACAGTATCTGAAGATGGCCGCAGAGGCTAATGGGGTAATCAAATGACTCAGATCCAAAAACAGCGCGTAGTCCGTTTTGATGGCAATAAGCAGATCGTTGAAGTTCCCGATCCGGCGCCGGCGGTAATTGGCGCGCCCACGACCACTGACTACGGTGGCGTAAAGCTCGGAGCTTCCATTGCCGCTGCAGCGGCTGCTACCGCAACCGCAGATACCGCATCCAGTGCAAGCGATGTGGCTGGTCTCCTTGTTGATCACAACGACCTGGTGACGAAGTACAACGCGCTTCTCAATGATGCCGCGGCTCTTCGTACCACGCTGAATGCTGTCCTTACGCAGCTGAAAGCCAAAACAATTCCTGTTTAAGGGGATGAGCAATGACTTTGTTTGAACGTTTGTTACACCGCCGTCTTTGCAATGAGCAGCCAGCTGATGGTGGCGCAGCGCCGGCGGCATCTGAACCATCTGCACCAGGCGCAGGTGCTGCCCCTCTGGGCGATCAGCCTGCACAACAGGATGGTGAAAACCCTTCCGTTGATGGTGAAGGCCAGCAAGAAAAGACTGATAGCCAGGACGGAGATCAGCAAAAAACCGAGAAAGAGCAGAAGCAGGAAGGCGCGCCGGAGAAATACGAATTCCAGGCAGGTGAAGGCGTCGAGCTGGACGCTGAAGCGCTGAAGGACTTCGAACCGGTTGCCCGTGAACTGAACCTGACCAATGAGCAGGCGCAGAAGCTGGTGGATGCATACCCGAAAATTCTGGCCGGTGTGCAGCAGCGTCAGGCAGATGCATGGCAGGAGCAAACTGAAGAGTGGGCAGCAACTGTGAAGGCCGATAAAGACATCGGTGGCGACAAGTTGACGGCAAACCTCGGCGTTGCTCAGCGAGCCCTGGACACCTTCGGCACTCCGGCTCTGAAAGAGTATCTGAACGGCACAGGGCTGGGTAATCACCCGGAGCTGGTGAAGGCGTTCGTCAAAGTAGGAAAAGCCATGTCAGAAGATGGCGTGGTGACAGGAAAAGAAAGCGGTCAGCGTAGTGCGGCCGAAGTGCTTTATGGCAAATAAGAGAGGATATAACCATGGCTGTTAAAGGCATTACTGCGCTGACGCTGGCAGACTGGGGTAAGCGCATCGACCCGAACGGGAAAGTCGATAAAATTATCGAGCTCCTTTCCCAAACCAACCCGATCCTGCAGGACATGCTGATCGTTGAAGGCAACCTGCCGACCGGTCATCGTACGACCATTCGCTCTGGCCTGCCGTCGGCGACCTGGCGTCTGCTCAACTACGGCGTCCAGCCGAGCAAATCGACCACTGTGCAGGTTACCGATGGCATTGGCATGCTGGAAACCTATGCGGAGATTGATAAATCTCTGGCAGATCTGAACGGAAATACCGCTGAATTTCGGCTGTCAGAAGATCGCGCTTTCCTCGAGGCGATGAATCAGCAGATGGCTCAAACGCTTTTTTATGGCGACTCCAGCGTTAACCCGCAGCAGTTCATGGGCCTGTCTTCTCGCTACTCCGACCTGACGGCTACCAACGCGCAAAACATTATCGACGCCGGCGGTACTGGCACCGATAACACTTCAATCTGGCTCATTGTATGGGGCGAAAACACCGTTCACGGTATCTTCCCGAAAGGCCAGAAAGCAGGCCTGCATATGGAAGATAAAGGCCAGCAGACTCTGAAAGATGCCAGCGGCGGCCAGTATGAAGGCTACCGCACCCACTATAAGTGGGATAACGGCCTGTGCCTGCGCGACTGGCGCTACGTTGTGCGCATCGCGAACATCGATATCAGCGACCTGTCCGATCCTGCTGCGGCAGCCAACATCGCCAAGCTCATGGTGAAAGCTCTGCATCGCATCCCTAACCGTGGCATGGGGCGCCCGGTGTTCTACATGAACCGCACCGTTGCCCAGGCTCTTGACCTGCAATCTCTGGAGAAATCCTCTCTGGCGATTAGCGTCAAAGAGACTGAAGGCGATTGGTGGACCAGTTTCCGCGGCGTTCCGATTCGCGAAACCGATGCGCTTCTGGAAACTGAAGCTCGCGTGGTTTAACCCCTGACTATAACCAGCGGCCCGGTAACGGGCTGCTAAATGGAGAAATGAAGATGATCCTCGACAAACTGTTGATGTTCTCCGAAGCGCAGGCGGTTACGGCTACTGCTGCTTCTACCGATGTGATTGACCTGGCGCCTGTCGACGGCACCCGCCGTGATATCGGCGTTGGTTATCCGCTGGAGTTCTGGGCTCTCGTTAACACCACGGCTACCGCTGCTGGTGCCGCTACCGTCAACGTGCAGTTGCAGACCAGCCCGGACAACAGCACCTGGACGACCATTTATGACAGCGGTGCCCTGGCTCTGGCAGCGCTTAAAGCTGGTAAGCGCGTTGTGTCGGCGAAGGTACCGGCGGGCGTTCAGCGCTATCTGCGGGTGAACTACTCAGTAGCCACCGGCCCGCTGACTGCTGGCGCGTTCACCTCCGGTATCAACCTGGACGTTGATGCGAATACCCCGTACCCGACCCGCTCTAAAGTGACCGGCTAAGGAGATATCGATGTCAGCTGAAAAAGCAAAATATCGCGTGCTGCGTCTGTCCCATATCCATAACAACCTCTGGCCGGAGGGGGCAGAGATTGAGTATGACGGGGTGCCTGGCTCCGCGCTGGAGCCGCTGAACGAAGCGGCGAAGGAAGCAAAGGCGAAGGCAACGCAAAAGGTTGTGGCTCCCGCCGTCGTTAAACCTGAGCCGCTGAATGAAGGCGGTGGTGGCGATGACGAGCTGGATAAGCTCCGCGAAGAGTACGAGTTGCTCTTTAACGATAAGCCGCATCACAACACCAAAGCCGAAACGCTGCGCGAGAAGATCGCCGAAAAGCGAAAAGATTTAGGCGTCTGAGCCTCAGAATAAACCAGGGGGCTTCGGCCCCTTTCTTGTAGGAGCGTTCTATGGAAATGGTCAATCTTAAAACCGGCACCGACAGCTACCAGGATGAAAGCGGCGAGACCAAAACCCGCGACGAATATCCGTGGGGGCTGTGCATCACGCTTAACAATGACACCCTGAACAAGCTGAAAGCGCAGCCGCAGAATGTAGGCACTGAGGTGATGATCACCGCAAAAGCAGTGATTAAGGGTATCTCGGCGCGTGAAGGCGACGATGGCACTTTCCGCAGCGCGGATCTGCAAATCACCGATATGGCGCTGGCGCCTGTTTCAGGTGAGGCGACGAAGACGGCGGCGCAGACGCTTTACGGTGAAGGGGGAGAGTAATGGCCTCTGTCATTGAGATCTGCAACCGGGCGCTGAGCAATATCGGTAATAACAGGAGCATCAACAGCCTGGAGGAAGCCAGCAAAGAAGCCGGGCAATGCTCCCTGTATTACGAGTCGATTCGCGATGCTGTCCTGGCCGATTTTGACTGGAATTTTGCGACCAAGAATATCGCGCTGGCTGACACCAACAACCCGCCGCAGGACTGGGCATTCGCATACACGTATCCGACTGACTGCCTCCGTATTATTGAGATCCCGCTGCCTGGCGTACGGTATCCGACGGCTGCTATGCGCGTGCAGTACGTGGTCGGCGCGGACAGCGCTGGCACGGGGCGCCTGATTTACACCGATCTGCCACAGGCCTGGCTTCGGTATGTTGCCCGCATCACCGACGTGAATATGTTCGATTCCATCTTCCAGGAGGCTCTATCCTGGCGCCTGGCCGCGGCTATTAACATGGTTCTCACGGGTAATGCCGACCTCGGCAATAACGCCCTGAGCATGTATAGCCGGATCATCCTCAGCGCTGGCTCTCACAGCATGAACGAATCGCAGGAACCGCAAATGCCTGACGATCCGTTTACCGTAGCGAGGATGTGCTGATGGCTGTTAGCTGGATACAACCGAGCTTCTCAGGTGGCGAAATTGCCCCATCGCTCTATGGCCGCATCGATATGGCGAAGTACCAGGTGGCGCTGCGCAAGTGCGATAACTTTATCGTGCGGCAGTATGGCGGGGTAGAGAACCGCCCGGGAACGCAATTCATCGCCGCGGCGAAATACCCGGATCGCAAATGCCGCCTTATCCCTTTCCAGTTTTCGACGGTTCAGACCTATGCGCTGGAGTTTGGCCACAATTACATGCGCGTCATCAAAGACGGCGGCCTGGTGCTGACCACCGGCGATGTGATTTATGAGCTGGCGACGCCTTATACAGAAAATGATGTTTTCGGCCTGAAATTCACCCAAAGCGCCGACGTGATGACGATCGTGCATCCTTCCTATCCGCCTAAAGAATTGCGCCGGTATGCGCATGGCAACTGGCAGATCGTCGATGTGCAGACAACTAACGGCCCGTTTGAGGATATCAACGTCGACGAGTCCAAAACTGTCTGGGCCAGCGCCACAACCGGGACAATCACGCTTACCGCGAGCTCTGCAATATTCGGCGCCGAGCAGGTCGGAAAGCTGTTCTACCTCGAACAGCCAGCCGTTGACTCTGTACCAGTATGGGAAACCAGCAAGAGCACATCGATCGAGGATATCCGGCGCGCCGACAGCAACTACTATCGCGCCAATACCGAAGGAAAAACCGGGACGTTACGCCCATCACACACTGAAGGTATGGCGTGGGATGGATGGGGCGGGACCGGCGATGATGATACAGGCGTGCAGTGGGAATACATGCATAGTGGCTTTGGCATTGTGCGGATCACTGCCGTCGCCGGTGACGGGCTGACTGCAACCGCTGATGTGGTTTCTCGTATCCCTGAGAACGTTGTCGGTGCTAACAAGGCCAGCTACAAGTGGGCGCGCTATGCGTGGAACAGCGTCAATGGTTATCCGGCGACAGTTGTCTACTACCAGCAGAGGCTGTACTTCGCTGCATCCCCTGCGTATCCGCAAACCATCTGGGCCAGCCGTACCGGTGACTATAAAGACTTCGGCAAGAGTAACCCGACGCAGGACGATGACAGGATCGTTTATACCTACGCTGGCCGGCAGGTTAACGAAATTCGCCACCTTATCGATGTCGGATCGCTTGTTGTTCTGACCTCCGGCGGTGAGTTTGTTGTGACCGGTGACCAGAATAAAGTGCTTACGCCTTCTGCATTCTCCCTGAGTTCTCAGGGCTCAAACGGCTGCAGCGATGTGCCTCCTATCGCGGTTTCGAATATTGCGCTCTTTATCCAGGAGAAGGGCAGCGTCGTGCGGGATCTGGCCTACTCGTTTGATGTTGATGGATTCCAGGGCAACGACCTGACAATCCTCGCTAATCACCTTTTCCAGAAGCGCAGCATTGTCGACTGGGCGTTTTGTATTGTCCCGTTCTCCAGCGCATTCTGCGTGCGAGACGATGGGAAATTGCTGGTGCTGACCTATCTGCGTGATCAGCAGGTTTTCGCCTGGTCTCCGCAATCCAGCGCCGGGAAATATGAAAGTACATGTGGCATCAGCGAAGGCAGCGAAGACGCGATCTATTTCGTGGTTAACCGCACCATCAACGGCCTGACGAAACGCTATATCGAGAGGCTGGCAAGCCGCCAGTTCACCGATGACCTTGACGCTTTCTTTGTCGACAGCGGACTGACCTATGACGGACGCAACACCGGCAGCCGGGCGGCGACTATCGGCGGTGGAAGCGGGGACTGGAGTTATCAGGTGCCGTATACCCTGACGATGAGCGGGGCCAGCTATTTTACCGCGGGAGATGTCGGCGCACAGATCCAGTTCCCCTACACAGGAACCGATCCTGAAGATGGTAGCGCCGTCGCCATGCAACTGCGCTGCGACATTATTTCTGTTGAAAGCGGCAACTCGGTAACCGTCACAGCTAACAGAAATATTCCTCCTGTCCTGCGCAATACCGCCACCACTAACTGGTACATGGCCCGCCAGACATTCGCCGGCCTCGATCATCTCGAGGGGCAGACCGTCAATATCCTGTCTGACGCCAGCGTAGAGCCGCAGAAAGTCGTCACCGGAGGCGCCGTTACGCTGGAGAAGCCCGGCGCCGTGGTCCACATTGGCCTGCCGATTAACGCCCAGTTTGAAACCCTGGACATCAATATTAACGGTCAGGAGACGCTGCTCGATAAGAAACAGTTGATTAATACCGTGACGCTGGTGGTCAACGCCAGCCGCGGCATCTGGGCATCAACTCCAGGTGGCCAGTGGTACGAATACCCCCAGCGCGAGTTTGAGTTTTACGACGATCCAGTTGATGACGCCACAGGCAAAGTAGAGGTCAAGCTCGACAGCAACTGGGATAAAAATGGGCGGGTAAAAATCCGTCAGACTGATCCGCTGCCGCTTTCTGTGCTGGCGGTGATCCCCCGCATTACCGTGGGAGGCTTTTAATGATTAACGCCCAGATAGTCCCGGCCACCGCAGAGCACATCGCTGAAATTATCCCCCGCGTGCGCCTGGCCGACATCGAAGAGTTTGCCGCCACGAATGGCTGGAGTGCTTCCCGTGTTCTGGAATGTGGCCTTCGCACCTCAACCTTCTGCTGTGCAGGATTGATAAACGGCCGCGTTGTCACCGTCTTTGGCGTGGCGCCCGCTTCAATGATTGGCGGCAGCGGGATCCCCTGGCTTGTCGGAACGGATGATCTGGAGCGCTATCAGCGCACATTTCTGCGCCGTTGCCGGAAGGTGGTTGCTGTAATGCTGTCCGTCTATCCGTATCTCGAAAATTATGTCGATGCCCGTAACCACGTCGCAAAAGCGTGGCTGCACTGGCTCGGTTTTACTCTGGAAGACCCGGCGCCGTATGGCGTGCTCGGACTGCCGTTTCACCGCTTTTACATGGAGAAATACTGATGTGTGGACCAGTTGCTGTAGGGGTTGCCATGGTTGCTATGTCTGCTATGCAGGCATACAGCCAGCATCAACAAGGTAAATATGCCCAGGCGGTTGCTAACCAGAATGCTGATATTGCCGAAACTCAGGCGCAGGATGCCGTTAACCGCGGCAATATTCAGGCTGAAGAGGTGCGCCGCCGAAACAGGCAGGCTGCCGGTACGCAGGCCGCGACTATGGGCGCCACTGGGGCCGATCTTTCCTCTGGCACATCACTGGATATTTTCGGTGATACGGCGCAGTTCGGGACGCTTGACGCGCTTACAACCGTGAATAATGCGCAGCGAGAGGCGTATGGGTACCAGGTTCAGGGAATGAATGCGATCGCAGAAGGGAATGCAGCAAAAAGTCAATCCAACGCTGCTGTAACCCAAACGTTACTCACGGCACCGCTGAAAGCCTATGGAGCGTATCAGACGTTTGGTGGCACATGGAGTCCGTTCACGCAGAGCAAGGCCGCACCAATTTCTGCTGCCGTCGGCACGCCTACCGGTCGATAAGGAGAAAACTATGCCAGTAGTACCAACCGTAACCGGTCGGCAGGTTGAAAGCCGCGGCGTTTCCACTCAGGGATTTCAGGCATTCGATCAACCAAACGCCGGCGATGCGCTGCTGAGCGCAGGAAGCCAGGCGCTTGACGTATTCGGCCAGGCTAAACAGCGCGCAGATGTCGCTATGGCACAGGATGCATCGCTGCAACTGACGCAGACCGCAAGCGATCTGATGACCAACCCGCAGAATGGCCTGCTTAACCTGCAGGGTAAAAATGCCCTCGGCAAGGGGCAGGAATACACAAAACTTTTTGACGCAAAGGCGGAGGAGCTGGCGATGCAGTTGCCGGAGTCTGCGCGCCAGGGATTCCTGCAGCAGGCTCAGCAGCAGCGCATTCAGTTTACGTCTCAGGCTGGCCGGCATGAGATAGGGCAGATCAATGCGTATGAAGAGGGGCAGTTCCAGGCGACGCTGACCACCGGCGCCAAAACCGCTTCGGCGATGTACGGCGATAACGCCAACTATGTGCTGGCTAATCAGCAGGCGTTTCAGCAAATAGAAAGTTTCGGCGCCGCACACGGCTGGAGCCCTGAGCAGATACAAGCCAAAAAGGTGGAATTCAAAGAGAAGGTAGCTGATGGCGCGCTTTCTCAGTGGTCAGCAAATAACGCGATCGGATTCATTCAGAGCAACGGTGAGCTGAGTGATACGGCCGCCGGTTCACGGCGGGCTACTGTTAACCCTTATGGTGGTGAGCCATCATCTACGAAAGGAATGGTTACCCAGGGGAACATTAACTTATTCAACCGACCATCTGTAAAAAACGAAGATGGTACTATCAGCACGGTAAGAACTATTTCCATAGGCACAGATGCTGGTGAAGTCCTGATACCAACGGTCAGTGATGACGGTAAATTACTTTCAGATGATGAAGCAATCGCGCTATATGAAAAAACAGGAAAGCACCTTGGAATATTTGATAATCCTGATGATGCGACTGCATATGCTGAAAAGTTGCATGAGCAGCAAGATCAGTATTATGTGAAAGGTGATAGCGGCGATACCAGGGGTATCCGCAACAACAATCCGGGGAACCTCGAAGCCAGCTCATCAAACCCATGGGTAGGGCAGACTGGTAGTGATGGCCGGTTTGCAAAATTCGAGACTCCGGAACATGGTATCCGTGCGCTGGGGCGCAACCTCATATCCTACCAGCGGCAGGGGATTGATACCGTTGGCGAGATCATTAACCGTTGGGCGCCGCCGTCTGACAATAACGACACGGCTGCATACATCAAAGCGGTTTGCGCGCAGCTCGGCGTCACTGCTAACCAGCCGCTTGATGCATCAAACCCTGATACGCTGCAGGCGCTCTGCGCCGCCATCATTAAGCATGAAAATGGCACGCAACCATACAGTCCTGACCAGCTATCAACAGGCGTCAGCGCCGCGCTGGGACTCTCTCAGTTGCCAACCAGCAATAAACGCTACACCGGCAATGCAGCATTCGACGCCGCCACGCCGGAAGCGCAGGCCACTTTTCTGCGCCAGGCTGACCAGATCCGCCGGCAGCAGCAGGCCGAATACAGAACGGCTATCGATAGCCAGGTTCGCGACGCCACCGCGGCTTACATGCGAGGTGTTGAGTTCCCAAACCCGCCAGGGGAAGCTGATTTTATGGCTGCCTACGGCGTGCGGGAGGGGAACCAGCGATACACCGAATTCAGGAATACGCAGATTGCCGGGCAGTACATTGGCTCTTTCCGCAATATGCCGACCAGCAGCATAACTGCCTACGTCAATCAGCTGAAGCCAACGCCGGAGCAGACCGGGGAGGGCTATGCATCGCGAGCCGCTCTTTATGACAATGTTGTCACCGCTGCTAACCAGGTGATTAAACAGCGTCAGGCTGATCCTATTCAGTCTTCTCTGTCTTCCGGCCAGAGTAAGCCTATAGACATGACCAACCAAAATAACTTTGGCCAGAGCATTGCGCTGCGTGCATCCCAGGCAGCCGAACTGGCAAAATCATACGGCACGCCGTTAACTTTTTTTTCAAAAGAAGAGGCCAGCCAGATCGGGACATTCTTCCGCGATGCCCCAGTTTCACAGCAGTCTGCATACCTTGATACGATCAGACAAAGCACCGGTGGAGGGAAGGTCTATATGGCTGCACTGCAACAAATAAGCGCCAATGCCCCTTCTGCTGCGGTCGCCGGTATCCTGATGGATAAACCTGGCGGGATTGTTGCAGAGAAAAGTTGGTTTAGTCCTGACGTCAATGTGTCTCCGGAATCAGCGGCGCAGACTATTCTTTCTGGCTCCGCTGCACGCCGTGGTACCAAAGATGCTAAAGGCATTGCTATGCCGAAGGATACAGAATTACTCCCTGATTTTACTGACATAGTCAAAGACGCATTCGCTGGTGATGCCAATGGCGCATCAATGGCCTATGAGATCGCCAAAGATTATTACGCCGGAGTCATGGCTAAGAAAGGAGTTGTATCAGGTGAGGTTGATGCTGACACATGGAAACAAGCTATTAACGTAGCTACTGGCGGCGTGCATGACTACAACGGCATGGGGAATGTTCTTCTTCCATGGGGTATGTCTGCTGAACAGTTCGATAAAGAGGTTAATCAGGCATGGGAAACGCAGGTTACCGGTGCTGGCGTTAAGGCTCCGCCAGGCCAGTACGGTTTGCAGAGTTATGGCGACAGTCAGTATCTCGTGAAACTTGGTACCGGATACCTTCTGAAACAGGACGGAACACCGGTAGTTATCGATCTCACGCAGCAGCGGCAGCGCTTCTCTGGAGATATCCCTCAATGAGTTACTTCGGACTTAACCCGGTAAACCAGAATCAACAGCTGGATGATGCAGCTTCAAATCCTGCTGGATTCAACAGTGATGTGGGTTTCTTCGATAATGCAGCCGGCGCTGGCCTGTCTGGTCTCTATTCTGGCCTGGTGGCTAAACCAGATCAGTTACTCTGGGCGGGAATGGACAAGCTGGTTTCACCTATCGCCAAATTCGTAAACGAAAACACCTCAGTAAACGATACGTCTGCGGAATACATTGCCGAGCAAAGAAAACTGGCACAGCAGCAAGTTAAGCGCCTGACACCAGACGCGGCCACTACAGGTACGGCTGGGCAGGTTCTGCATGGGCTGTTCGATATGGGTGGGCAGGCTGTAGTTGGTTCACTACTTGCTGGCCCTGCCGGCGGTGCGGCGGCAGTGACATCCCTGCAGGGGTTTTCAGAGTATGAGCGACTTACTGCGCAGGGTGTAGATTTCAGGACGGCACAGGAAGCAGGGCTGGTGCAGGGCATCACTGCTGGTGCAGGAACCCTAATACCAATGAGCCTTGGTCTGCGTGCTGGTGGCGCACTGGCTGAAGGTGTCGGCGCTCAGTTATCACGATCGGCGCTTGGAAATGCCGCTGGTGCCGTTGCGCGCGCTGCGCCTGATATCGCTTATGCGGCAGGTACCAACGTCGCATTTGGTATGGCTATGCGCGGCAGCACAGCATCCATCCTGCGAGATAATGGCTATGAGGATATGGCCTCTCAGTATGACGTGTTCGATAAGCAGGCGATGGCGATCGATGCCGTTCTCGGCCTGGCATTCGGTGGTGTTGGCCGGTTCGTAAACTCGCGTGGTGAAAATGTTCGCCCACCTGATTTTATGCCTGCCGACGTCGATGCAGCGCTGGCAGCCAATGCTGCTCATCATGCTGAGTTTGATATCGCTCCAGGCATCCCGGTTAATGTGCTGTCACGCGATGCGCATGCTCAGGCACTACGGCAGGCAATGCAGGATGTCAGCGCAGGCCGATCGGTTGATGTGGCGAGTATTGTTGAGCCAGCGGCGTTCACCAGCATACCGACGCGGCGCAGCATTATATCGCAGGCACTGGATGAGATGCTTTCTCAGGCAGATGAGGGCGCAACCGCCAGAGCTCTTGAAATGCGGACGCTTGAGGATCAGGCTGCGCAAATTCTTCCGCGTGGCGACCGCAAGGTTTATCAGTCTGAAATAGCCAACAGCGAACGCATTATCACCAACCTCACTGAGCAGCGTAATCAGATACTGGCAGAGCAGCCGGCTGGCAGCGGCAAAACGCTGTCCCGTGCTCGCGCAGACAAGCAGGCAAGACTGAGGGATGTAGACCAGCGGATCAGCGAAGCACAGGGGAGGCTGGAATTCTCTCGTAACGCACTGGCTCCGCATGAGCCTGGTGGCGAATTCTTCGAGGCAAGGGCAGAGATCGCCCGCAGGCAGCAAGCAGAGGCAGAGCTTGATGCTCAGGCTCTTTCATTTTTCCGCACGGCAGAAGTGCGCTCCGCCGATGAAGTCGCACCGCTGGAGCCTAACGCGGCTCTCCTGGACATAGAAACCACGCCATCGCCAAGAACGGCAGAGAATCAGCAGGACATTGATGTGATGGCTGCTGAAGAGTCACTGGCATTATCGCCAGATATGATGATCACCGTTCTTGATGATGACGGCAATCCACAGTCCAGAAGCGCGCGTGAGGTGCTTGATGATGCTGCACGTGAAAATGAGCAGGCAGTGCGGGACTCCAGACTTTTTGATGTCGCTGTTGCGTGTTTCTTAAGAGGATAAATTATGCGTCAGGAATGTATTAACGCCGTGCAGCAGGCCGCAAGCCGCCGACTCACGCAGCAGGAAATCAAGAATATTGAAGACCGTATTTACCGGAACATGCGGCAACTGGCCCGCAATGATCCGGCTTCGTGGCGGGCGATGACTGACGCCGAACGGCTGCGCCGAGCCGGGCAGTTAGCAGCGAACGAACTCACTAACGAAGCTGCGCTGAAGAAGCGCCGCGTGGCACTCACCATCGCAGCCAGGCAGCGGCTAGACGCCTTCATAAAGACCTACCAGGGGAAAGACGGCAAGCTTGAGGCGCTTAACCGGACCATCGCCTTTCACGCTGACGGGAAATCAAATTTCCTGTCGGTAGAATCACGCGGCAAAGCCACACGCGACTATGCACTAAGCCAGATTCAGGAAGCATTTGAAGCGGTAGACCCGAGATTCTTCCACCTGTTTGAGGACGAGGCCAGCGTGCGCGATCTGGTTTACGAGATGCGCGGGCAGGACACTGGTAACGTCAGGGCTAAGAAGGGCGCAAAAGCATGGGCTGGCGTTACTGAACTGCTGCGCCAGCGCTTCAATGACGCTGGTGGTGATATCGGCTACCTGGAAAATTGGGGCATCCCTCAGCACCACTCAATGGAGAAAGTCGGCAGGGTTCCGCAGGATAAGTGGGTTAGCGACGTCATTGGCAAACTGGATCGCAAGTACTACATCAAAGATGACGGACAGTTGATGAGCGATGCTGAGTTGACAACCTTCCTGGGCGAGGCATACAACACCATAGCCACCGGCGGGCTGAACAAATTAAGCGATACTGGCATGCGCATTTCCGGCGCGCGCTCTAATCGCGGTAATGCATCCCGTCAGATCCACTTCAAAGACGCAGACTCCTACCTTGAGTATCAGCGAGAATATGGCGATCGCTCTCTGTGGGAAGTAATGGTCGGGCACCTTGAAGGTATCAGCAAAGATATCGCGCTGGTTGAAACATACGGCCCGAACCCCGATCACGTTTTCCGCTCTATCCTGGACGAGGTTACGGCTGAACAGGCCACTGCCAACCCTGAGCGCACTGGCAGGATTAAGCGCCTGGCCAACAGTACCGAGAACCTTTACAACTTTATCGCCGGGAAGACGCAGCCGATCGCTAATCCGCACATCGCACGATGGTCGGACAACATCCGAAACTGGATGGTGGCGAGCCGACTTGGTACCGCGCTGCTGGCTTCATTCTCTGACCTGGGCACGATGTATATGTCGGCGAAGGTAGCGAACATCCCGATGAACCGACTATTTATGAACCAGCTTGAGACCATGAACCCGGCGAACCGCACGGAGCTTGCCCGCGCCCGTCGCGCTGGGCTGGCTATGGAATCGTTGCTCGGCAGCGTTAACCGCTGGGCGATGGACAATATGGGACCGTCGGTTTCCCGCTGGGCGGCAACGGCGGTAATGCGCGCCAGCGGCCTGACAGCATGGACCGATGCTCACAAGCGTGCCTACGGCGTGACGATGATGGGCAGCCTTGGCGAAGTGGTCAGCCGGGCGCCGGATCTGAGAAGCCTTGATGACAGCGATTTCCGCATACTGAAGAGCAAGGGCATTACTGAGCAGGACTTCAGCGTATGGAAACTGGCGCAACAGGAAGACTGGGGTAACGGAAACACTACGATGCTCACGCCGGAAAGTATTATGCGGATCCCTGATGCTGCTGTTATGCACTTAGGACTGCCGGAGCGAGTCAGGTTTGAGGCCATGCGCCGGCTGTTGGCAGCAGTATCTGAAGAAGTCGACATGGCAGTCATTACGCCTGGCGCGCGTGAGCAGCTGCTTACCGGTGGCGGGTTGCAGCGCGGCACATGGAAAGGTGAGTTAACCCGCTCGGTTTTCCTGTTTAAATCGTTCCCGATATCTGTTGTTTTGCGGCACTGGACGCGTGCAATGGGGATGCCTTCCGCTGGTGGCCGGGCTGCCTATATCGCCGCATTCCTCGCCAGCACCACGATGCTGGGCGCGCTGTCTCAGCAGCTTAACGACCTGGCATCCGGGCGTAACCCACGGGAGATGACCGGAAAAGATGCTGGTAAATTCTGGCTCGGTGCACTACTGAAAGGTGGTGGCCTTGGCCTGTATGGTGATTTTCTTCTTTCTGACCATACCCGTTATGGCGGCGGTGCGCTGGCTTCAATGCTGGGGCCTGTGGCCGGACTGGTTGATGACGTGGTTAAGCTGGCTCAGGGTATCCCGCTTAATGCCGTTGAAGGAAAGCCGGAGCAGACAGGTGGTGATCTGGTTAAACTCGGCAAGGGGCTTATCCCCGGTGCCAACCTATGGTATGCAAAAGCAGCTCTTGACCATATGATATTTAATCAGCTGCAGGAATACTTCTCGCCTGGCTATCTGCGCAAGATGGAGCAGCGTTCGAAGAAAGAATTCAATCAAGCATACTGGTGGCGACCGCAGGACGTAACGCCGGAATAAGGGGAGGGGAGCTTGTTTTTAATTGTTTTGTCTGTGATAGTTTCTTGTGGGTTGTTATTCGCTGACCGATACAAATATTTTCTTAGCCCCCCAGCGCAGGCTATCTGCTGGTTTATTTTTGTTATGCAGGGAATAATTCTTGTGGCGAGCCTTATTCAAGGTAAGCCTCTAATTTTTTCTGAATAAATAGGTGACTACATGCAAGCTATTGGCTTTATCGTTTACATCGTGGTGGGGCTTTTTCAGTTGGCGGCAATTATGGCTGGGCTGGAATCATGGTGGGGTTTGCACTGGATAATAGCTGCGCCAATTGCATTCATCATTAGCTACATACCACTGGTTGGGTCTATCGTGGGAATGGTAGGAGCTATGGATGTTTGGCGATGGGAGTGGTGGCAGGCTGGGCTTCTTTTCTTTGGTGGCCTGGTTTTTGCTATTGTCTGCGGAGGAATGTCTTCGTTCTTCGAATGGCTATCTTTCAGGAGAAGAGCGTGACATGTCACAAAGGCCGCGATAGCGGCCTTATTTATCACTGACCGCCGGGGCGAGAATCAGCAGAACGCCCGCCGCAACGTGAGCCGTCAGCAGCAGTATCACTATCATGCTGGCAGTTACCAGCAAAAGCCTGTGTAGCAGAACCCAGAGACATCAGAACAAACAGGACAGCGATTACTTTTTTCATTTTCACTTACCGTGTGTAGACCACTTAATGTGGCGATGGGATTGTAGAATTATGTTCGGTTTTTATCCATAAAATCTTCATGGTCTGGTAAGTTGCCGTTATCTCAGATGCTGCCGCAACTGCATTGTGCAGAAATCCAGGTGTGTTTGCAGCTCCCGCATCGACAACTGCGAGCTTGTCACATAGTTAACCAGTGCCACCAGTTCTGCCGCCGCACCGCTGACATCGTGGCCGTCTCGCTCCATCTCCCTGAGCAACTCCATCAGCTGTGATTTTACAACCAGGGATCTAACCCCTTCCGGGGTGTGAATACGATCCGAAAAACCTTCGTCGACAGGATACTGGTACCGCTCTGGCATTAGGAATACTCCCATAAATACTGTATATATATACATATATCAAAAGGTAACAAAGTTTTCCAGAGCTCTTTTGTTTACCTTAATGGTAATGTTTTTGCTCGTTTCGATCTGTTTTATTCATATATGGTTTGATGGGTAATAGAATGATCTCCAGTGTGGCGCGCCGGGCGCTGCGACATCCGGAGATTTCATATGACGGTCTCAACCGAAGTCGACCATAACGACTACACAGGGAACGGCGTTACCACATCTTTCCCGTACACATTCCGCATCTTCAAGAAGTCAGATCTCACCGTCCAGGTCGCTGACCTTAACGAAAATATTACGGTGCTGACTCTGGATACCGATTACTCAGTTACCGGGGCTGGTACCTATTCTGGCGGTAATGTCGTGCTGATGTCACCGCTGGCCAACGGATGGCAGATTTCTATCTCGCGTGACCTTCCAGTTACCCAGGAGACTGACCTTCGTAACCAGGGGAAGTTCTTCGCAGAGGTTCATGAGGATGCGTTCGACAAGCTGACCATGCTTATCCAGCAATGCTTCAGCTTTCTCCGACTGGCGCTGCGCAAGCCGTCGTTCATCGCGAACTATTACGACGCACTTAACAACCGCATTCGTAACCTGCGTGACCCGTCACAGGCACAGGATGCGGCCACGAAGAATTATGTTGATGGGCAGATCGTTGACAACACCAATGCCTGGAAAGCTGGTGATGCCATTCTTGATCAGAAAATTGATGCAAATTTCAACAAGTCCTTGCGTGTTCCAGAGGCGACTATAGGACAAGTCCCTCCAGTTTCTCAGCGTTCAAGCTCTATATTAGGATTTAACAACGAAGGAAATCCTGTCCCAATATTTTCATGGACTGCAACAGCAGATTTAGCAATAAAGCTTGCATCAAATATTGGTGCTACCCTAATCGGATATAATGCTAACGAGCAGGCTGCATTAAGGACTGTTTATGCCAGGTTGAAGGATTTTGTAAGCCTTCATGATTACTGGTTCCCAACTGATGGGGATGATTTTTACCCTGCACTGAACAAAGCGCTGTCTGTTTCTCCGCATGTTCTGATCCCACCAGGAAAGCATTATTTAAAATCGACCGTTTCCCTTATCTCTGGCGCCAGGCTTATCGGCCTCGGGCCGAATAGTATTTTGTCATCTCCAGAGGCCGTATCTTCTAATGGTGCGGAAATGATTACCGTCCTAAGAACAACAGGCGCATCGGATATTTTACTTCAGGGGCTGACTATTGAAGGTGGTTGCAGTGAAATAGTGAGCACTAAGGAAGGTGCGAATAAGTCCGAGATGTGAGATCATCGTGTTGTAACCTGAACCCAGAATGAGTAACCGGATGAGCCAGCAACTGACTTTTGCCGACAGTGAGTTTTCCAGT